TTTGACACTGGCTATACCTGGGAAGCTGTCCAGGAGGACGTGAAAAACGCGATAAAAAGCTATTTCGTTGACCTGGCGAAATCCTGGGCCGACAGTACGAGCCTTATTGTTCGCGTCAGCCAGATTGAAACTAAAGTCTTGAACGTCGAAGGTGTTATCGACATAGCCGGAACGAAGATCAACGGCGGGACGGCCAATATTTCGCTTGACGCCACTTCTATTCCGGTCCTGGGGGTGGTAACGAATGGAACTGCTTAATTATTGGCCCCAGTATGTTCGCGACCTTGTGGAATTCCAGTGGATAGCAAAAGCAGAACAACCGGAATTCGACAAGGCGGCCCAGGACGTCAGGAACGCGCCACAGGACTTTTTCCTTGTCAGCCTATCAGAATATGGCTGTCAGCGTTGGGAAAGAATTCTGGGCCTTTCTGCGGCCCCTGGTGACACCCTGGAAACAAGACGTCAAAGAATACTGCTTAAATATCTGGATCAGCTTCCTTACACTTACAGGCGGCTTTTGCAGTACCTGGCTTCAACCAGCAGTAACTTCAAGGTAACCCTGAATAATGACGCCTACGAACTATTTATCCAGATTTTATTAACAGGTTATCCACAGCGGGACGCTTTGGCCGCTGTCCTGGGGCGAATGATCCCCGCTAACCTTGTTCTAAAAATGCAGACGCAGATTCCACAGGCTATTTTTCGGCCGGCTTTGGCCGTGTGTTCTGCGACTGTAACGATCAATAAGCATGAACACATTCCGCAAGGAGGTTAAAGTATTATGGCGCGATATAGATCAACTATAACAGACAAAGGAAGCGAAGTCTTGACGAATTTAATCGCCATAGGTTCGCAATTACAGATTACAAGGGCGGCCTGCGGTGACGGCATACCGGAAGTAAGTCCGAACACGTTAACCGCGCTTGTTTCGCCGATAACGGTTGACACCCAGGTTCAGGCAAAGCAGTTTATACCAGGTGATCCTTCGATTATGAAGATACCTGTTCAGGTGACAAACGCCGGCCTTGAATCTGAAGTCTGGGTCAGGGAAATAGGTATATTCGCCCTTGACGAAAATAACCAGGAATTCCTTTTTGCTTATTCCTGGCTGGACGGCGAAGACAGCGACAACGTCCTTCCTGCAACTTCTTTCTTGGAAGACCCAGACAGTCCAGCCGACACGGTCCATATTCACGACGTGGCCCTGTTGGTTACCAACCAGGAAAACAGTAATATAACAATCCAGGTCGGCGCGTCTTCTTTCGTGACTACCGCCCAGATGATCGCCTATTCGGCGCCGCTTGTTCATACTCAACCGGCGGGGACGGTTATCGAATCGACAGGCCAGACTGTGGAAGAAACCCAGCGCCGACAGGACTTTGACATAGAAGCGATTAAAGAACAGCTTGACACTGGCTTTGTGGGAACTACTGTAACCCATACCTTTGCCCCTTCCCAGTTACCCTATTGGAAAGGTTATGACGGGACGGGACTTCCGGAAGGGGTCCTGGACACGGCAAGCAACAAGCTGTATCTATGATCCGCTTTGCCAGCACACCGGCGGAAACTTCCTGTCTTATTTCTTCGCTATTTACCGAATTACGGCCTATCTGTGGCCGTTGCGATAATGATAATGTCGTCCTCTGCGGTATAACTTACGAAGGCGAAGAACAGACCATTATCCTTCGTGATTATGGGTTTGATTATTCCGGCCGGCGTGAAACTATCGACGCAATAAGGGGGCGAAGATGTATCTATGGGGACAAGACGGAATTATCAGCGGAAGGTAAGCAAGAACGACAACCCTTTGCAAATACTTCCGGTGGCGGCAGACCTGATCGACTACACGTTGAACCTTACGGATAATAAAAACCACTTCCCGAAGAAGATCAGGTTTACCATAGTCAATCGAATTCAGGAAAGGGTCCTCTCTATTTATGAAAAACTGCTGGAAGCGAACGAAATATTCCCTATCCGCAACGAAACGGACAGGATCAGAAGATTAGAACTTCAGCGGGCCGCGCTGACCGACTGCAAAATGTTACTATTCTATATCGAACTATCAAGGAAGCGCGGTTATATAGACAAAGGGTCCTTTGAATACTGGACAAAGAAAACTTTGGACGTGAAATTCATGTCCGCCGCCTGGTATAAAGCGGAGCAGGAAGCGGCCGAAAAAGCGGCGTCCGCCCCCGAAGAAAACCAGTAACGGCGGATTTTGAATTTAGGGTATGCCCTGTACCCCGAACGCCGGCAATTCGAACAACGCGCGGAATGTCAACACGGACGGCACGCTGAACAACAACAACGCGTACAACGGCAACAGGGGCGTTCGGCCGGATTTGGAGGAATTCGCGACCGAGTACGGTGAAGAACCCGAAAGCAGAGAACCCCAACAAAGGAGGGCATATCCTTCCCGTATGGGTAAACACAAGATTGCTGACGTCAAGGCTTCGGCGGACGGCGCCTTGACTATAAGCGGCAAGGAGGTTTTTATTTTGCACGAAGACCACACTTCGCTTTCTGACTTTGAGCGTATGGCAGACTTCAATAACCTTTACGCGGCCTACCTGGACGCCAGGAAAGGCAAGCGTTGGAAACTTGCCGTCGCACGGTTCGAAGTGAACGTCCTTGAAAATATAACCTATATTCACTATATGTTGACCACGAAGAAGTATAAATTAAGCCCTTATAACTGCTTTATGGTCCACGAACCGAAGGAACGACTGATTATGTATAATTCATTTCGCGACAAAATCGTCCAGCATAGCCTTTGCGATAACGTCCTGGAACCGCGGCTTCAGAAGACCTTTATTCTGGATAATTACGCCAGTCAGAAAGGCAAAGGCACACACTTTGGACTTGGCCGTCTGAAAAAGTTTATGCGTGATTATTACCGGCATTACGGGGCGGACGGCTGGGTCCTGAAGTGTGATGTTAAGAAATATTTTTACTCAATAGACCATGATATTCTAAAGTCGCAGATACGGCGGCATATCCACGATCCGGACGTTCTGTGGCTTATTGACATGATTATTGATTCAACGGAAGGCAAAGGAATTCCGATCGGCAACCATACCAGCCAGTGGTTCGCGGTCCTCTATCTTTCCGGAATGGACCACTTCATCAAAGAACAGCTTCGCATTAAGTATTACGGAAGATATATGGACGACTTCTATCTGATACACCACGACAAGGAATATTTGAAATATTGCCTGTCGGAAATCCTGAAATACGTTGAAAAACTGGACCTGGAACTTAACGGGAAGACTTCTATCTTCCCGCTTTATCAGGGAATCGACTTCCTGGGTTTCAGAACTTATATGACCGAAAGCGGCAAGGTTGTTCAGAAAATCCGCCGTGACAGCAAAAACAGAATCCGAAGGAAGCTGAAGAAATTCAGGAAGCTACTGGACGAAGGCCGGATTGACTTTGAAAACATTCTGGCTTCATATACAAGCTGGACAGGCCATGCCGGACACGGTAACAGTCACCACTTAATTAGGCGCATGGACGAACTGTTCTACAGCTTATTTTCTAAAGAATTGGAGGGTTATTATGGCAAAACAAATATCAACGTTGAACGTTGGCGATGTCGTGAAATCGGTCAACACAAAGTATAACAATAGCGTTATTCGCTTTATCGTCGGCCATAAGACCGCTAACAGGGTGAAGCTGATAACCGAAAAGATTATTACCCTGAAATGCTTCGACGCGATTCGAAGCCAGCAACCCAGACAGCAATCGTAAGCAATACGGAAATAACCGTTACAGCGTGTCGAATATCGACCAATGGCTTAATAGCGCGGCAGGCGCTGGGGCCTGGTACTCTAAAAGGCACGACTACGACGCCCCACCAACAAACGCGAACGTTTGGTCGAATTATAACGAATACGACGCTGAAGCCGGTTTTCTTTCTAATTTCGAAGAAGCCTTCCGGAATGCGATCCTGGATACTACGATCAGGGTTGCAAAGAATACCGTCACTGACGGCGGAGGGTATGAGGACATAACCAGGAAGGTATATTTGCTTTCGAATACCGAAGTCGGCCTGTCAAACGAAAACGGCATTGCCGAAGGTTCGAAATGGGACCTTTTCAGTAACGACAATAGCCGGAAAGCATACCCGACGGCCGAAGCGGTGTCGAGGTCTGAATATACAAGTGGGAGCCTAAACGCTTCATCTCCCTGGTATTGGTGGTTAAGGACCCCGAACGCCGGCTATTCGAGCAGCGCGCGGAG